GCTGATTCACTAGAGCAAGGTGTCTTGCCAGCAACAGGTATGAAATTCTATCGTCCAGTTATTGGAACTCAGGCAACCACAGCAGTAACCGCTGAAGGTGTTGAGTTAGATTCTACCGATACCACGATCACTTCACTAGAAGTTAATGTCGTAAAAATTGGTGGCGCGAATGTAATAAACGCAGAGCTACTTGAGCGCAGCGACCCCTCATATGCGGACATTTTGCTCAGGGAACTCAGTGCAAGTTGGGCGCAAAAGGCTGATGCGTATGCATTTAGCATCGCAGCAGCTGCAACTGGAACTTCAGACGGCGCAACACTTTACAAAGGTATTGCAAAGGGTATCTCTGATTCTTACGGAGTTCTACGCCGCACACCTAATCGCTTCTTGGCTGATACTGCTAATTTTGCAGAATTGCTACAAGAAGTTGATGGCAGCGCTCGACCATTATTTGCCGCAGCAGCACCTCAAAATGCCGCTGGCTTAATGTCTCAAGGCAGTACGCAGGGAACAATTGCTGGCTTGCAGCTAGTGGTTGATCCAAACCTTGATACTGGCACAGGTGTTAAGGGTATTGTTTATGCTTCCGATGCAGCTACAATGTATCGAAGCGGCGCTATCCAAATCCGATCTAACATTGTTGCTAACGCACAGGTTGAAATCGGAGTTTATGGTTATGTTGCTTGCGCACCTAAATACCCAACTGCTTTCCGAAGCATTACAGTAACCCCGTAATTAATTAGATCGAGGGGTGGGCGTGTTCTCCCGAGCGCTCACCTCTCACCAAAGGAGTAGATATGCCAACAATCATTACTGCAAGCGAGTTGCGTAGTGTTCTTGGCGTGTCCAGTTCTCTTTACAATGACGCATATTTAAACCAGATTATAGATACTGCCGAGAGCGTAGTGCTACCAATGCTGGTTAGTTATGCATCTCCAATCGGGGGAACTCAACTAATAAGCAATCAAGCTTTTATTTACACAGTTGGCGAACACCCATTTAATGTTGGGCAATCAGTAGTAATTACTGGTGCTGGCTCACCTTACAATGGCACACACACAGTTAAATCTGTTAATTTAGATACTTTTGCAATTAGTTCTGTTGGAATTATTACCCAGATATTACGCGAAGGCACAGCCAACCCCTACCGAGTATTTACTTTTGATGTAACTAATGCAGATATTAATTTTGCTGAAGTTATTCCTAGTGGCAAAGCAACACTATCCGGCGCAGCTACTTATGTCGGTAACGATGCTATCGAATCTGCAATCTATGTAGTTGCTACGGAAGTATTCCAGAGCCGCACAGCAGCAGGCGGACAGATCGAGGGCGTGGACTTTGCGCCTACCCCTTACCGCATGGGCAAGAGCCTTACAAGCCGCGTAACAGGGCTTCTAGCGCCTTTTATTGACACAGGCACAATATGCCAATAATAGATACCCGAACAGCGCTTAAAAGTGCCCTAGCAAGCGTTACAGCTAGTGTGTACGACCATGTCGTAGAGTCAGTTATTCCACCAGCCGTAGTGGTTGTGCCAGATTCTCCCTATGCCGAATTGGAAACTATTAGTAAGTCTACAATTCGCACTAAGTTAAATTATACGCTTACCCTATGCGTGGCGTATCACTCCAATGCAGCAGCTCTAGATAACCTAGAGCGCTTATGGATTCAGGTTTTGGGGGCTATGCCCACAAATTATGTTATCGGTGTTTTGGAAAAACCACAGGTAACGCAAGTAGGCGCTAGTGAACTGCTAGTAGCTGATTTTAATGTTTCAACCTACTACACGAATTGAGGAATAAGTGGCTACTTATGTAATCACAGGCAGAGATGTAAATCTCTCTTTCGCAGGTGGAACTGATATCGATGCCCAGGCTACGAGCGCAGTTCTTACCAAGACAAATGACCGACAGGTCTACCAAACACTAGACGGAGAAGCTTACAAGACTACAAATGTCGAGGCTACTTTTGATCTAGAAATGCTCGCAGATTGGGGCAAGGTAGACAGCGTATGCGAAACCCTATGGACAGCAGCAGAATCACCTGAGCAAGTTATTGCTATCACAATGACTACCGCAACAGGCGCACAATTTGTATTTAATGTGCTACCAGAGTTTCCAAGTGCCGGTGGCGCTGGTACTGATGCACAGACCGTAAGTTTTAGTTTCAAAGTTGAGCAAGGCGCAGTAACCGAAACCTTTAGCTAAACCAAACAACAACACGATCGGGGGATCCAATGAAACTACAACTAAATATAACTTACAACAATAACGAGCAAGTGCCGGTAACGGTGCAGGCATCGGATTGGCGTAGGTGGGAGATTGAAACCAAGCAAAAGATGACAAGCGTAGAGCTAGGCATGTCAGATCTATTGCTACTTGCATATACAAGTGTTAAGCGCACTAGTGATAAGCCAGTAAAGCCTTTAGATGCTTGGTGCGATGGTGTAGCAGATGTAGAGGTTGTAGATGCAACTGCAAACCCCACGCAAGCGGTAGCCTCAACCGATTAGTAGTCGAGCTGGCTATCGCAACACAAATACCTATGCGGTATTGGGAGACAGCAGAGGACATACTTACAGCGCTAGAGATACTTAAGGATAGAAATGGCAGACAAGGTTGAGGTCGAATACGACAAAGCCGACCTGCGTATTATCCTAAGATCGTTTAAAGCTATGGACGATGAAGCCGTAGCACAATCTAAGCGCGTAGGCTTTGAGTTAGCAGATTTTGCAGCTGGCAAGATTAAGAATTATGCAGTTGGATCTAGGTTTATGGCAACTAGCCGCGTAACCGATAATGTAAAGGTAAGCAAGTCTAGCAAAATTGGCGAGTTTGCTTATGGCTATAAGTCTCAGAAATTCTTTAGCGGTGGCGCTTCTACTTTAGATCTAGTTTATGGCTTAGAGTTTGGTAGTAACAGATTGCCACAATTTCCAGCAAGGCGCAAAGAAGGCTACACAATATTTCCCACACTACGCAGATTACAGCCAGAAATAATTAAGAAGTGGGAAACCGCTTTCGATAAAATACTTAAGGAGTTTAAGTAATGGCTGGCAGTAGAACACTTAAGTTAAATATCCTTGCTGAAACTAAAGGTTTAACAGACGGATTAAACAAAGCTAATCAACAAGTATCAGGCGCAAGCGGTAAAATAGGCAGCGCGTTTAAAAAAATAGGCGTAGCCGTTGCAGCTGCCGGTGTTGCTGCTAGTGCTTTTGCAGTAAAACTAGGCGTAGATGCAGTTAAAGCTGCTTCGGATCTATCTGAAACTGTAGCCAAAGCAGGTCAAATCTTTGGCACAAGTGCTAAGCAAGTAGAGGATTTTGCTGCTACTGCTGCTGCAACTTTAGGACAATCCAAGCAACAGGCTTTAGATGCTGCTTCAACTTTTGCTGTATTTGGTAAGTCTGCTGGTTTGGCTGGCGATGATCTAGTCAAATTCTCAACTGACTTTACCGTGCTAGCTTCAGACTTAGCATCGTTTAACAACACAACCCCAGATGAAGCTATTACTGCTATTGGGTCAGCGCTACGAGGTGAAGCAGAGCCACTAAGGCGATTTGGTGTATTGCTAGACGATGCTAGCTTGAGAGCTGCTGCTTTAGAGCTAGGCATAGTAAGCACTACAAAGAACGCACTAACACCACAGCAAAAAGTGTTAGCTGCCCAAGCGCTTATTTATAAGCAAACTGGCGATGCACAAGGTGACTTTTTACGAACCTCTGACGGATTAGCAAACAGCCAGCGCATACTTACAGCGCAGATCGAAAATGTTAAGACCAGCATAGGCACAGCATTACTACCAGTTGCTACTGAGTTATTTCAATTTATTGGTAGCAAACTAATCCCAATACTGACAAACTTCTCCGACTCGTTTAGCAAGCAAGCAACCCCAGCCATAGAAAATATGCGTAAGATCGTCGCAGACTTTGTGCTGCCAGCGCTTAAGAATCTATGGTATTTTATTACTGAGTTTATTGTGCCTACCCTGCGTAATATCTTAGAGCCTGTGCTTGGCTTAGTTCGTCGCGCTTTTGAATTCTTATTAGACAAAGTACGCGAAAACCGCGAGGGCTTAGATGTATTTATAGCCATAGCTCTTAAGTTAGCAGGATTTGTACGCGACACAGTAGCGCCTATTCTTGGCGGTATTTTGGCTACTGCGTTTAATTTAGTTGTTAGAGCAGTAGGTCTAGCCATAGATAACTTTGCTAAGGTGTTCGAGATTATAGGCAAGGTAGCTAGATTCTTAGGTTTTGACTTTAGCCTTGAGGTAGGCAAAGCAACTAAGACAGTAAACAACCTAAACACAGGCACAGTAGATGCATATAAGTCTTTTG